TAATGGGAGCGATGTTGAGTTTATTAGAAAGGGTGAGTGTAATAACCTTGAGAACGGTTATCGTAAATTTGTAATACAAACATCATCAACTACTGATAGCGGATATTCTCTCAACGATCTATCATCACAGTTCTCACATATAAGTGTGAGTATGGATGTCCAGAATGATGACCTATCTGTATATTTAAACGGTGAGTTGCTAGAGTCATCTTCATATTCAGAAGTTTTTGGAACAGAGCCGAAACATGCGGCTAGGCTACCCACCTTCATATCTCAAAAGCTAACAGACAATCCAAGTTTCTATTACTCACAAGATACCATACTAGCATCTACGCAAAGCCAGACCGCACTTAAGGCTGGGCCAGACACTAATACCTACTTCACACCTTGGATTATTGGAGGAGGCTGGACCGATGGTTTGCCCAAGGTAGGATTCATGGGAGAAGGTCACGGTCTTTCAAGTGGTCTAGGGGGTCATGTAGGAAGCTTTAAGATATATTCTAAACCACTAGATAGTATTGAGGTTACTCATAACTACAACGCTCATAAGAATTATTACAAGGATATTGATGTCTAATGGTTTTATACGGCAACAATCTATCGAAGGAGATTAACAAAGGAATCTCTCAAGGAGCCTTTCCAAAATTCAATGGAGTAGGCTTTCCTTTTGGAAAGTATGAATCTAATTATTGTCCAAAGGAGTATGGAACTGCCCTAATTAAATCTCAGATAAGGCAACTTCTTCTTGTTAATAAGGGAGAAAGAGTTATGCTGCCTAACTACGGTATAGGTATTAGAACCTACCTTTTTTCAAATATAACGCCTTCTGATTTGGCAGCCATAAAGCTTGACATTAAGGATGCTATTAGCAGGTACATCCCAAACTGCTCTCTACTTAACATAGAGGTAGAACTTGCAGAAAACTACAAGTTTAATGGTATGGATGGGTTGATAATAAAACTTTCAGTAAAGGCAGAGAAGATTAACGAGATACTTGATTTTAGTATAGAGCTATGAGTAACATCCCATACACAACAGCATCGACTGATTTTCTTAAGAATTTAGTCCCTGATATTGACAGTAGAGGTGATATCATTGATTTCACTGCTACTGATTTTGCTACATTAAGACAGGCTCTCATTGATTACATGAAGCTTGTTTATGGAGAGCAATACCAGAACTTCTCTGAATCAGATTTCGGAATGATGTTCGCAGAGCTTGTAGCTTACATGGGATCTGTAATGTCATACAAGGCAGACATGCTCGCGCATGAGGGATTTATTAAGACTGCCAAGGACAGAAACAATGTAAGGAAGTTACTTGAACTTATAGGTGTTAGAATGCGTGGCCCTGCTGGAGGAGCAGGAAAAGCTAGAGTTATAGCAGAGGATTCTTTACAGGGTGAGTCTTTCGAGGTAGCGGTTGAAAATAGAGTGATTTCTTTAAACTCTCCTAATGATGGTGGTCCTGTAAACTACACCTTGTATACAGCTACTGGAGGTATATTCGATAATCCTGAACCAGACGGGTCTATAGTGTTATTGTCTTCCACAGCAGATAATGAAGAAAAAACTGTATGGACTAACCTTGCACTAGTTGAAGGTTCTTTAGCAATTGATAGAGGAACCTTTAGAGATTTAGGAATTATTAAAGAGGTTACTTTACAAGAGGGTCCTGTTGTAGAAGGAAGCATTCAAGTTCTTGTAGATGCCCCAGGATCTAGCGCAAGCGGGTCGTACACAGAGGTAGAGAGTATTTATTCAGCTTCTTCTAGTGGTCATAGGATTTTCTCTGTAACTTATGATACAGATTATAACGCTACCATAATGTTTGGAGACGGAACTAACGGTGCTGTTCCTCCAACAAATGCCACTTACTCTATTTATTACAGAGTTGGAGGTGGTGAAAGGGGTAACGCTCCTAGAAGTTTCATTAATACCACTATAGTTGCTGGAGATGGAACCAACCTAACCCTAGAAAATATAGAGGCGATCACGGGAGGTACAGACGCGGAGACGGTCGATAGAGCCAAGAAATACGGCCCTCTTGCGTACAAAATGCAAGAGAGGCTAGTATCACTGGAGGACTATAGAACATTCGCCACACGCTTCGTAGGACCTACAGGATCAACTGCTAAAGCTACTGCGTCTACAAGGAAGGCGTTCTCTTCAGCAAATATCATAGATGTATTCGTTTTAGAAAAAGCTAACAACCTACAACTACAGAAAGCTTCTGTAGCATTCAAGGCTGCATTACTTCAGGCCATGAATGAAAAGAAGATGTTAACAGACGAGCTTGTTGTTGTAGACGGTCTTATAAGAACTGTAGATTTAGCTATGACAATCTATGTAGATAGGTTCTACAGACCCCGAGAGGTAGAGATTATAGAAAGTGCTGCTAGAGAAGCTACCAACTTCTTCCTAGCAGACAACAGGGAGTTTGGTGAAAGAATATGGCTAGAGGAAATTAACAGAGCCGTGTTCAATGCTGTTGATGAGGTTAAGATATCTAAAATTGATAACCTAACACAGGACATACAACTGAACTTTAACGAGATCATTCAACTAAATAACCTTGTAATAAACATTAGCTATGTATAAGTATTTTAAGAGAAACTACTACGATATTCTTGAGAAGATAACTCCTGAGATTTATCTGGAGGAAGATCTTAAGATAACATCAGACACAGAGGTTGATTCAATAAACCTTGTGTTGAGTAGTCTAGCTTTTTATACAGCGCATGTTTTTGATTTTACAGATCCAGTAGATCTAGGAAAGAACCTACTTCCTGTATCAGCGGTGGGATCATTTAGTGGGATAACTGATCCTAATTCTGGTCAGATGGCTAGTTATTTCATACCAAGAAGTAAACTATCTGAAATAACCCCATATGATTTTGAGGTTGAAGTATTACAACCGCTGGGCTACTCGTTAAAAAATTATACTACATCCGCAGACCTTTCCGCGTTTGTTAGCGAAACGCTTCTTCCAAGAATAAGACTGAACGGCCATGTGCAAGATTATGCATATCAAGACATGGCCGAAGCCACAGACTATGCGTTCGCTGCTGACTCTAGCGGAACGCATATCTATCTAGGAAACGCTTTAGGACTGTTCTACTTTCTAAATTATAACTCCTCTGGTGCTACGATACCTCCATATAAATTCTTAGAAGAGGACCTAGTTAGAAAATTAAGTACAGGTCAACCATTAACAACCCATGACGCTGTAAGATCGTTATTCAAAACCTTTTGGCATAGCTACGATTTCGTAAATAGCGTAGGACAAGGAGACCTTATTCCAGACAGATTCTTATCTGGAACAGGGATTCATACTAGTGGAACGCAGTCTCTAGAAAGGTTACTAACAGCGGTAGACATAATATACAAGGAATCTTCTTTAGGAGGGTTGGACAATTACTACAAAGATGCTTTCAATGAGCTTATAGAACTTGGAAGTATGCCTGAAGAAAAAATAAAGGCTGGTCCATTCGCAAAGTTCATGAGAGGTGTGTCCTACATGATGGCGGATGTTGATGATTTCAATGTCAAGCTGAAATCAGCTAAATTCATTGATGACTGCCCTAAAGAGCTTCTTCCATATCTAGCAGACCTTATAGGATGGAAGTTCTATGGAAGTAACGCAGCGTCTTGGCGTAGACAGTTAAGAACAGCTAACGAACTTTATAGAAGGAAAGGAACCAAGCTTGGACTGGTACAGGCTTTTAACACTATATTGCCTGGAGCCAGGATAGATATGAACTCATCCATTTCAGAGATGTATGAGTCTTATCTTCCAAACATGATGTACTATCTCCTGCTAACGGAGTCTTCTTTATTAAAGACTCTGGTTAGTTGGACATTCGATGAAGCTATTAGATTCACTGAAGGTGAATACAATTCAGAAGACAGAGAACTGAATGCTAGATTTGTAGTAGACCATATTCTTCTAAGAGCTTACCACCAGTTCCCAGACCTATTCTATGTTAGAGGGTACAAGTTTAATTTACAAGACCCGGAGTTTATATTTCATTACAGAGGAAGAGACTTTCCAATGCCTCCATGGGAGGAAGAGAAATTTTATATCGACTGTGAAATAAACGATGATCTAGTACAATTCTTTAGAGATGAGTTGGTGTGCTTGGGTGTAGACGAGTACTATGCAGACTATTTCCAAGACTATGTTTTAGAGAGCACTATAAAGGGGTGGATACCTACAAGAAACTATGAGAACGGGTTCATGTTCTTTACAGAGACTCCTGTAAAACCACCCAACTATGAGAGGCTTACCAAGTATGGAAACTATGAGGACATGTCTTACATGACCTTATGGAACGGTAAATCTTCTCATTTCGACATCACGCTGTCAGGGTCTAGCTTCACAAAGTCTAATATACTGAACAACATCAACTATGCAGACGAAGATTTCTTTGCTGCACTTGCTGTCATAAGAGACTATAGCCCAGCTAAAGCAGTTCCAAGAGTACACTTTGATTTAAGTGCTATAGAGTATTTAAACTCTGCTGATTATCTTTATCCTAAAGTAAAAAGCATAACTACAGACTTCCCTACAAGCGGAGCTTTGACAGGTTACGCTACCTCAACTTTAAATATGAGGCAGCAGAACTGGAAACTTCGAGGATACTTTACAGTTCCTGGGTTTACAGAGGATTTAAGTAAAACACATATATCACATATCGGCCTACCTACCTTCTCAAGAGCACAGCAAGACTATTGGGATAATAGGATACTAAAGAACTGTAAAGATTTTAATATATATCCACTATCGGGAGGGCCACTTGCGTTAAATTGGAATAGATCCGCCTCTCAGCCTAGCACTTCTTCAAGAAAGCATTTAAGAAGAAGAGGGTTTCATAAGAAGCTAGATCAGTTTGAGGATTATAACAGAACTGGGTATCACATGCCCACTTTCTACTTGTCTTTGAGTGGTAGAGATTATTACGAACCCTTTAGAATGAGCACTCTTTATGATGGAAATTATAGCCTGGATGCTTTGGATAACCCCAGGCCAGAAGAGTTCTTCGTTTTAGGATTTAATAAGAACTACTACAAATTTGTTGATGTAGACCCTTTTAATCTTGACGGTACTATATGGGATAAGTGTGAAACTATATACTCAGATTCTAGATGGAATGGAGTAGAAACTTCAGCAACTTATGAAGTTAGAGGTCCCCTTGAATGGGATACTAGTTCCATAGAACCAGAAAGGGAACACTTCTTTACGGATAGAAGCAATAACTCAGAAGTAAAGGCCAAGTTCTTTAAGTATATTGATAAGAAGCTAGAGGGTGAAGCAGAGGTTGTACTAGAAAATAACCCAGGATTTTATAAGGTAGCTACTGGGTATGATAGAGTAGGGTCTTTGAAGAATGAGTTTTGGTTAGATAGAGAAACTAAAAACGAATACTACGATTTTAGCTATAACACATGGAAGCCTTCTTGTAGAGACGAGTGGCATTCATTTCATAAGTTGTACGACCATTACATGAGAGATTTTGATTATCATAACATAGCAGATAATGAAATGAGTTCTCTTGATGCAGGAGGTCCTAGCATAATCTCTCACACTTATGGTCCTACTTTCTACAACGGTAAGCTATCTGTATTTTCTGACAAAACATCTAGCGCAATTACTACCTTCTTGAATGATGAAAAAGAACTATCC